CCTGACTCCGAGGGATGGTCGCGAGTCGTGTACGGGCCCAAGCGGGTCCGTGCACGGCGATTCTGTCCTGTCGCGGTCCGAGAGCATGTCTCGGACAAAAAGAAAACATGCTATCTAGAGTCCGTTTGGGGTGAGGGCCCATGGCCGTCAGCTACCCGGGTGTACGAGTTGGATCCCCGAGGGGATTCCGTTCCGTGCCCGGGGCCGGCGGTTGGGGTTGCCGAGGTGACCCCTTGGCCGTCTATGGCTCTACCTTCTGCCGGCATTACCGGTTCCCGTGGGGAACTGGGAAGCGTAAGTGCAGTTAAGGGAAGGCCTAGCTCCCGGCCGGGTTGCCCAACGGGTGCTCTAGAAGCGAACCGGACCTGCCGGTCAAAAACAAAGGGAGGTAGGTCCACCTCGGAGGACGGGGGTGAGAGAGACCCCGACTCTAAAAGAGAGGTACCCCTGTCCGGTTATCTGGCCCGGCAGGCGTCGAATTTCCCTGTCCTTCTCGAAGAGGAGGGCTTTAGAGAGGTCTTTCGGGACCAGGTTCTTCGCCTCGTTGGGAAAATAGGGGTGGGATCGAGTGAGGCGGGCTCGATCCCAGCTGTTAGTGGGACTGGCCAGGTCCCTAACCCGAGTGGCTTGGACGTACCGGACGTCCCTTCCCTGGGTGAGCAGCCGCCTATAGTTGGATGTGACCTCCCCAACGGAAGAAAGGAGGTTCACTCGGGTGGAGGGTCAGGATGCCGGCGGATCGCGGTGCTTAAGCGGTTCGTTAAGCTCGGTCTTGGACAGTTATTCCGCGAGTTTGGAAGGTATCCTGATCGGAAGCCTGAGTGGTCAAAGCTTCGGTGTGGCAAGGTCCGGGCCACACTAGGGGATTGTTTTGACGGGGTTGACCCCCTGTTTGAACTGTCCCTCAAAAGTATCCAGAAATTGGAGGATCGCTTCTGTGGCCCCTGTTCAGAGGTGATTCAAACAAGTATGGTCAACGACTGGACCGAATCCCGGTTCCGCGAGGTTGCAGTTGACCTCGCCCACGTTGAGCTCTTTAGGGAGCAGTTTTCGCGCAACGTGGAGGAGGGGTGGAACCGGAGGCCTTACCCGTATGTCCCCAATGGGCATGCCACTTTGTTTCACTCGCGGCGTGAGGGGGGTAGCTGGAATGAGGAGAGTTTTGAGAATTGGTGTAGGCCAACACTGGTCATCTCGTCGGGGAAGCCCCGCGTGATCACGTGTTTTGCCGAGTTTAACACCCGGGTTCTCACTCCCCTGCATCAGTCCCTCTACGCCGGGCTTCAGGGTAGGAGCTGGCTTTTGGTGGGAGAGCCAGAAAACCACCATGTAAATGCCTTGAACGGCGACGGAGAGTTTGTCTCTCTTGATTATCGGGCAGCCACTGACAGTTTTAAGACTGTCTATGTCCGCGCCGCAATCGAGGTTTTAATCTCGAAGGGGATCGGGATTAGCGAGGAGGAGGCACGGTGTCTGAGGGCGTTGGGTGAGCTTAGGCTCTCCCCTGGCGGCCCTCTTGCAACTCGGGGGCAACCAATGGGCTCAGTGATGAGCTTCCCCTTGTTGTGTCTTTTTAATAAGACCGTGCAGGACCTTGCTCTGAACGATCTCCTGCAAGAGAAAAAAATCTCCTTCAAAGAGTGGACGAGACACCGGTGTCTCATAAACGGCGACGATGGTTTGACTCGCTC